CTCAGACTGATAAGGATCACAAAAGATGACATGATGCTTTGCTTGAGGGAAAAGCAACGCTTTAAGAGCCAAGTATCCCTTTGGGAATTTGTCTTCATCCTGCAGCATGAGGTGCGCCCAGCAGCCTTTCGCTAAACAGGTCTCATAAGTGCTAACCATTCCTCCAGGCATACCTTTACCTCCAGGCCTCACTGGCGTGGGTGCATCCAATTTATCGCGCCAATCTTGCTCAAGAACAGTTGTCGGCAAAGACACGTTGAATAAAGGGTATTCTTGAAATTTCTTCTGCTTGAGGATCTTTTGGGCAAAACTAGACTTGCGACAGCCTGGTTGTCCGGCCACCACCGCTAGATATCTCGTTTCTTTACTCAACACTTTGTTCCCGCTAATAACGTCCCACTGCTTCAATGCGTCTTGATTCAACTCAGATTCAGGCAACCTTCCTGTGGTTCCCTTGAGCATGGCTCGAACAAATTGATTGGCCCGATAGTTCTCAGGATGCCATTCCGCCCAATCTATCATTGGGTGATCAGAAAAGGCTTTCAACAACTGTTTGGCTTTGTTGTTCATCGGCAAAGGAGGACGAACCTCACGTATCAACATCAGTCTTGGAGCCTCCAATGGAGAGAAATGATGACCTTCCAATTGCAAATCAGCACAAACCTTCGTATTGTTGATACCATAAACACCCAACAGATTGTGACACTCATCATATAATTTGAACTGCATTAGGTAATGATAACCCCACAAATGGAGCAAAGAATCAGGTAAATCACGCCTATTCAGCTCATTAGCCGGCCAAGTTTTGCTAGCGATCAACAACAATTGTTCTGTAGATTTTCTTAACAGCAAAGAAACGGCAACCAGCAAACAATCTTGCTCAGGATACTCTAATTCTGGATACTCCACCACATTGTGAAAAGGGATCAACTTCACTCGACGATCAGTGGTCAGTGGGTAGTATGTGTTCCACATACATGCTCCAACAGTGCGTCTGTTGATCATCAATCCCTTGGGTCGAAGTCGACATAACTTCTCCCACTGCAAAGCCCTTTTTGGCCAGTCTTCCAAATCTTTGTCCTCCCCAGGCACGAATCTGCCCGGAATCAGCTGTTGCATAACACTCTTAGTGTGCTCGCTCATCCAGGCTTTTAACCTTGTTGCATCGTCCATTTCAACCGAAACCACGGCAGCAGCAGTCAAAGAAACTGAGCCTGCTTCCACTTGAGGAGATTGAATTTCCTGAACCTCAGCAATAGTTTCCACCACTGAACCCATTGGTTCCGCGTCAACACCAGTATAAATGAAAACACTCCCAGTTTCATCTGATTCTACAGCCATTTCAC